TCCACCAGTTCAGTCGGCGCAGCATCTCCTGGTCAGCGTCCACAAGCGTCTGGAGTAGCTCGCGGGCTGCCGCTCGCCCAACGCGGTCCGAGCATGTGATGAGCGCGTCAGAGCGGAGGAGATAGGCCTCGATCGCGGCGTTGGCTGTGGCGATGCTCACGGAAGAATTCTAGCACTCGGTATGGGCTATTACTCGTCTGCAGCTGCGTCTCGTGCTTCTTTGAGGTACCGCTTGACGTCGTCAGCGTCGTCCGACACGACGGCGGCAACGTGCGTCCACCCGAGGAGCTTCGCGGCCTGCACGGTGCCGTTGCCAGCCTTGATGACCATGCCGTCCTTCGCGACCACGATCGGTTTCTTCTGACCGTGGGCCTCGAGGCTTGACTTGATTTCGGCGATGCTCCGCTCGTCGTGGTTGCGGGCCTGCCGTGGGTCGAGGGTGAGCTTCGAGATCGGTCGCGCGAGCTTCCGTAGGTCGGGCTCGATGTGGTCCAGATTCCGTTTCGTCATCGTCTCTCCATTGGTGTGGTGTTGGGCGAGTTACTCGTAATAATGCTGGTGAATCTTGTATTCCTCGACCATTTCGCTGTAGCCGAGCGCGGTCAGGAGATCGAGGGAATAGGCCAGGACTTGGCGGTGGACCTCGTCGTGGTCAGGCTGTGGTTCCGGTCGAGCACAAACTGGTGGGCGGTGCCGGGTGCGTCGGGGTCGCCCTCTGTCCCCTCGCGGGCCACCATGAAGGCGTCGGCAACGTCCAGGGCCACCGTCGCCAGTCCGGCGAAGTCCATGGCGTCAATCGCCGTCATGGCTATGGCCCGGTTGATCAGCGCCCGGTAGAAATCAGCCGCCATTATGTCGCGTAATTCGGTTTCGTAAATCGTCATTTGCTCGCCTTTCCTCTCGTTGAAAGCTACTCGTTGTCAGGTTCGCCGTCACCCTCGTCGTCGTCGTCGGGCTCGGTCTTCGGCTGTACGTCGATCCGTGGCGCTCCCCGGTCCATCAGGTCGCCAGCGCGGTCGTTCATGTCGGCTTGGTCCTTCTCAATCTGCTCGAGCTCGGCGTCGGTATCGTTCACGCCAAACATACTCGCCAGTGAGTCGAGGGCCGTCTTTTTCGAGAGGACGGGCTGACCCCCGGTGGCTGCCTTCGCCGTCTCGATGGCGGTCTTCCGGTCCTCCCACGTCGCTGCAAAGTAGGGGGGCCACTGGAGCGTGATCCGCTCGCTCTCGCCGGGGCTCCGCTCTGTCTTGGTGACGACGGCGTTGACCTCTTCGACGCGCGGCGTCAGCTCGACGCGCGACCAATAGCGCTGCCCCTCGTCATCGGTCTTGACCTCGCCGAGCTCCCGTGAGGCCTTCAGCATGTCGACGAGGATCGCCTTGATGGCCCCGGAGTACTGCTCGCGGAGGAGGTCGCATTTCACGAGCATCATCGCGAATCGAATCCGCATCGACGCGGCCGAGATCGCGGCCCCGCCCATCTTTTCCTGGTCGAGGAGCACGACGCTGGCCTTGTCGAGTTCGGCCTGTCGCTCATCTTTCATCAACTCGCGGGCTGTGGCGATACTCGTGCCCTTCAGCTCGATGTATTCAGCCCCGCCCTTGCAGTAGACCGCGTGACCGCTCCCCTTGTGGACCACGCCCTCGTTGGCCTTCGGGTCATCCTTGATGAGCAGCGTGGCATCGACGTTGGCGACGGTCCCTTTGTGGGTAGCCGAGAGCAGGATGTCGATCGAGTCAAAGTCGTCCTCTTGCTCCTCGTAATCCGAAACCCCGTCGACCTCGCTCGAGCACGGAATGTTCTGGACCCAATAGACGGGACAGAACCCTATGTCGTGGTGCGTGACCGTCGACGGGGGCATCTGGAGCCACCCGCGTGACTTCGCGAGCTCCTCGGGTATCTCTCGCCACACAACGTCGATGGATTCATCCCAATAGCGGACGTAGTAGACGCGCTTTTCTTGCGGATTGCCGTCTTTGTCGAAAACCCGTTTCTTGTACTCGTAGGCCTTGATGACGACAGACGGTCGGCGCTCGTTGTAGTCGGCCCATTCGAGCACCTCGACAAAGGCGCTCTGGTGGACCTCGATGACGGGTAACCCCTTCTGGAAGCTCCACGAGAGCACCGCCGTCCCCGTGGCCCCGCCCATGTTGCGGGCCTCGATCATGCGGACGGAGAGCTTCGATTCGTTGGCGAGTTCGCGGGCGAAGTCCTCGGCGTCGGGGTCGCCGACTACCCGAATCGCCGGGAAATGCTCGTGGCCGAAGACCATCCCGGTGAGCTGGTTCACGATCAGCTTTCCAAGGTCCAACCGCTTCGACGGCTGCCTGTTCTTCATCGAGACGTAGCCACCGGCCTTGACGTCGATCGACTCCCCGAAGCGCAGCATGTTGCCGTCGAAATCGTAGGATTTGTGCCTGTGCTGGGTGCAACGGAAATACGATTCCCGCTTCAGCAAATTGTCACGCCGCGCCGTGTCGAGGAGGCTGGTCAGGGCGACGCGATCGACCCGGATTTCGCCAGCAACCTGTTTTTGACCGAGGATTCGTTGGAGCATCGCCATGGATCGGAGATTACCACGCGATGACGACGGGGGACGCTAGTTGAAATGAATCATGAACCAGCACAAGACGTCGGAGCCGTGGTTGAATAGGCCCACGGCTACAGGACCTCAGCGCGCCAGTGGAAGATCCCGTTCCCGCCAGTGTTGAGGGTAAATCCGGTGGTCGCGAGGGTACCGGTGGCGATGGAGGCTGTCGTCACGCCGTCGCCCGTGTCCTCAAATCCAAGGGTGACGACGATGACGGCACTCGGGAAAGCATGATCGAAGGCAATCGCTCGAGCCCCAGCCTCGGCTGCCTCGGTGTAGGTCCCCAGTTGGACCTTGGAATCGGCGAGATGGGAGAGGGTGACGGCTGCCGCGACCTGGTCGGCAGTTCCGAGGAAGACAAGCGAGCCGCCCACGACGAGGTTCCCGGCGCCATCGACGGCGTCGTCGCCAGCGTCGGTGCTGGTCAGTCGCGAGTTGTACGCGGTGACGGTGTTCCCCGCCGCAATGGTGATCGCCGAAACGGTGGTGACTTCGATCAGCGTATCGGTGATTTGGATCGTCGGGTTCGCAGCCGCAGCCTCGGAGACGAGCTGACCGACGAGCGAGCAATTGAGCAGATTGACCACGGTGGCCGCGTCACCCTCGGCGACGACGGCCTCGCTGGTCACGTCGGCATGAGCGATCTGGCAGTCGAACGCGGTCAGGATTCCGCTCTCGATGAGCAGGGCCTCAGCGGCGTTGCCGGTGGTCATGACGATCCGGCTGTTGTTGGCGATGACGCCAGCCGCGGCGTTCGTGTTGTCGATCTCGAGGGCTGGGTCGCCGGTTGCGGTCCCGGTGACGAGGCAGCCGAGGATCGTGATAACGTTCGCGGCCACGCCCGTGACGTGCAGCGCGTTGCCGGCGCCGTCGTCGAGCAACGACAGGTCCTCGAGGGTGCATGTCGTGTCGTCGCCCGTCACGGTCCCGATGATGGTCGGCGATGCCCCGAGCGGTCCCGACAGGCCGCGGAGGTGGACGTCGTCGACGAGGGCCACGTCCTCGGTGTAGGTGCCGGAGGCGATCTTGATCGTGTCCCCAGCGGCAGCGACGGCGAGGGCTGCGGCGATCGTCGAATACGGGTTCGACCGGGTCCCCGTCATCGGCGTTTCGGTCGCTTCGCCGTCAACGTAGAGCTCTCCCGCGAGGCCACCTGTGGTGCTCGGCGTGATTCCGTTCGCGGAGAGCACGGCCATCATGGTCTGGTCGGGGTCTTTTACCCCGTGCTGCGCGTTGTACAGCGCCACGGCTGGAGCCATGATCGCGTCGTATTGGATCATCGCGGCGCCAGCGGCGAGAGCCGCCGTCACGGGGTCGACGAGGTCATCGACGAGTTGGCCGGGGATGTACCGAGTGTGTCGGGTGCCGAGAATCCCGTCAAACTTTTGAAGAACGAGCCAGATAGCCATTTTCTCTCCCTACGCTGTCGCTCTAATGAGCAGCGTCCTGGTGGCCGTCAGGCCAGTTTGCACGATTCGGATGTAGTAGGCGCCCTCGACGATGAGCCCCGTCGCTGCCACGCCCTCGAGGCTCTGCACGGCCTCGCCGCCCATGACGGTGCCCTCCCAGACCAGCGTCCAGAGTTGCGCGGCGGGCTTGATGTCGGGGTCGTCGTCGGCGGCGTCAAGCGCCCAGACCTCGAAGCCAAGCCATTCTGCCGCGGGAGCGTGGAGACCCATGATAAGGCGGCGCGACTTTGCGGCAGCCTTCGGCTCGCGGGGTTGCAGGCGGACGATCCGTTCTTGCGTGATGATCGCCGGGGCGGCGATCGGGTCAGCGTCAACGGTGGCGGTCGGAATCGCGAGTCTGTGGTCCCATTGCATGGACAGAGACTACCACAGCGGCATCACCGATTTTGGTGCTCTGACGGCTGGGTCCTGTCAGCGTTCCACAGTCTGGCGCCCTCTCTCGCCTTCCACGAAGACATGACGTGATCGCCAGTGTGCGAGGCTGGGTCGTAGTCGTAAAGCTCTCTCGCCCAGTCCACGAGCTCTTGCGGGCGTTCGTTGCCTTCGGGGCCTGACGGGGCCACCCAGAGGCCCGATCGCATCTCGACGGCGAGGCTCTCGACGCCGTACTCCTCGTCGTGCTTGTTCTGGCCGGTGTGGAGCTGGAACACGGGGAGGCCCTCGGTTTCGGCGAACTGCCCCATCCATTTCTGAGCGGCGTTCGACTCGAGACAGAGTAACGAGTCGTAGGTCCGCTGAACCGTCCGAAGCTCGGAGAGCACCTCCGGTCCCTGCCAGCGTCCGGAGCGGACGTCGACTGGTATCCGCCTCCCAGCGTGGTCAATGGCGATCGTGAACAACACGGTCAACGCCGCCGTGTCACCCTGACCGATGCCGAAGTCCACCCCCGTGAAACAGCGGAGCGGGGTGCCCCGGTATCGGGGCTGTTTGTCGAGCATCGTCCTGTTTTTCCCGAGCGCGAACATGTGGTCGATCCAGATCTTCTTGAATCGACGGAGCCCCTCGGTGAGCACGCGGCAGAGGAGCTTTCGCGCGAAGGCGATTTCGGTCATGCCCCCGCGCTTGTCGAGGAGCCTCTGAAGGGGCCACTGGGCAGGCCAAATGACCCGCCAGTCCTTTGCCTCGTCATCTGGATTCTCGACGGCTGAGAAGCGGATTGAGCGCCACCCCTTACGAGCAGCGAGCCGGTGCAAGAGGTCGTCTGGGTCCCACGGGGTGCCGATGGCGAAGATGCGGCCAAACTCGTTGTTTTCGTAGTCATCGACGAGCCTCGTGAAGACGACCGTGTCGAACCACGCTTCGACCTTGTCGCGTGACGCTTTCGTGCGGGTGTTCTCGGTGTTGAGCCCGTCGTCGAAGACAACGAGATCGAGACGAGAGCCCAGGATGTTACGCGAGCCAATACCTCGAGCCTGAACGGTGGGGTCACGAGCGATCGAATCGCGCTCGACGGTGATATTCCGATCGTTCCATTTGTCCGAGCGTCGAGGCGACTTGCGGAGGTGAGGGAATACCTCGGCAATCCGGGGGTTGACCTCGATCTGCTGACGGACGCCCTGGAGGAGCTTCTCCGCACTGTCTCCCGACTCGCCGAGTAGCAAGATTCGAATGTTCGGGTTGTTGCCGATTTCCCAAACAACCCGCCCGACTCCGATTTGAGAACTTTTCCCGTGCTCGATCGGCGCGATGATGACGCCCCATCGAGTCTCGGTCAGAAACTTGTGCCAAGCGACATGAAAATCGGCGTTCTTGATCTTGCGTCCGTTCTTCTCATTTCGGAAGGCGTACTGGACGAAGGCTGCGGGGTCTTCCCTCGCTTCGAGAATCAGCTCTTTTTTCTTTGCTTTCGCACGTTTGAGGACGAGATTCCGACCTCTTTGATCTGCGTGACCGAATCGGACAGTGGATTTTTTTCGGTCCTTTGCCACGGCTGGATTCTATCCGATTTCGGGGATTTGCGTCACTCGGTTGGTTCGGTCGACCAGACTATTGTGGCCTTTGGTCCCCTGCTCCTAAGGATGACACCGCGGGCGCTGTGCCATTTCAGGATAGCCGACGTGAGCGGAATAGTGAGCCCGATGAGCGCGGCCACGTCGCTCGTTTTGATCGGTTCTTGGCTGGCGTGAACCCAATCGAGCACGGCCTTGCGCTGTTTCGCTGTCCCGGTGTTTTTCCCGCGTTTCCGTTTGGGGGCCGCGGGCTTCGGCTTTTTCGCTGGCTTCGGCTTCGGGGGTGGAGCGGGCTTCGGCTGGGGGTGCTCCATCGGCTTCGCTGGCCTCGGGGGCTTGGCCGCGGAGAGCTCGACCTTTGCGTCGCCGAGCTTCCGACAGCCTGGACACCAGAGCATCGGAATCAGCTCGCCGTCCTCGACTGGTAGCGGGTGTGGCCTCGTCGTGACGGCCCAGCCCTCGCCGGTCCTGGGTTTTTTGCCGCATCGAAAACAGGTCATGGTGACGCCGGCCGGTTCGTGGCTCATCGAAACAGCCTCCCCGAATCGCCAGGAACGGAGACGACAGCCGCTCCCAGCGCGTCGAAGGCGTGCTCGTGGTCCCCGCCTTTTACCCCGTGTTTTCGGAGAATTCCGGTGGTGTTTCGCGGGCCGAAGGTGGCCATCAGTTCGGCTTGGACCTGTGCTTTCGATGCTCCTTTGTGCGCGACCCCTGCTTTGATTTCCTTCGGGGTTGGCTGGAATAGCTCGAATCCGTCACGCTCTGCTGTCCAGATGGCGACGAGGGTATCGACGATGCCCCACGCTCGGTTTAGGAACTCGACGCCCTTGATGGCAGTCTGCCCCCGCCCCGTGCTGATTCGCGGTGCCGAGTACCGCTCAGCCGCGGCCTTACAGAATGGCGTTGTCCAGGGGTCGTTGTCGCCGATCCAGGACAGTATCGCCCTGGTGATCTCTTGCGCCCGTCTGGAGGTGTCCTCGGCGACGGAGTGTGCATCGGGGTCCTTCGTCGTGTTGAAGACCATCATGTCGACGACCGACCGCCCGCCGTCCTCGTCGACCTCGAGGAGTGCCACCCCAAAATGTGCCAAGCCGGGGTCAATTCCTAGGATTCTCATCTCTCCTTGCCTCTCCGCTGGTCAATCCCAGCCCGTTCCGCCGATCTCTCGATAGTAGCCGTGAGCCCTCTTCGTCGCGTAGTTCTCGCGGGCCGCGTGCTCCGATGGACACGAGCTCATCCCGTAGGCTGCGACCCAGCGCCACGGTGACCCGCCGCAATGGGCACGAGCGTACGCGAGGAAGGCCGCGCCGGTTTGAACCTGACACCAGGCACCCTCGAGTCGCGATGAGCATTCGTCGGGGCGATAGCGAAGCGCGACCCCATGGGTTTGCATGAGCCCGATTTCACCCCGCTCCCCAAACAGCCGGCGCTCCTCCACGGACGTCCAGAACGCACTCTCACGCCGCACGAGAGCAGCGATGAGCAACGGGTCGAGATCGTGGTCTCGCGCTGCCTCGTCGATGACGTCGGCCAAGCGGTAGGCCCTGTCGATTTCAACCCCGATGTCGTAGGCGAGGATCGCATCGGCAGTGGGGAGATCGGCCGTCTCATCTGCGACCGCCCACCACGCGATCGCCATGACGAGCAGAAACAGGGCCACCATCACCGCTACTGGTCGCGATAGGTCGTCGTTCATGTGCAGGCCTCCAATTCTCATCCTCTAGCACGTCTTTGCGCGCCAGTCGTTCGGCCTCGTGCCTCGGGAGGTCACCGTCGTATTCCATGATCGCTGCTCGTTCACGGACGAGTTCGCGGAGATCGACGTCGACGAGGAACTTTTCGGTGCTCATTTCTCATCTCTCACGATCGCCGACACGACATGCTCCAGGCTGGCTAACCTGGCCTCGAGGGTGGTCACTCGTTCCTGGAGGCTCTTGGACCACTGCGGCGGCGGGCCGTCCATGGTCGGTGGCTCAGCGTGCTTCGCGATCACTCAGTTGATGTCGTCGCGGTCGGTCATTTCACTCGTCCAATTCCCGCCGTGCTGCGGCGATGTCACCGCCACTGATGACGTGGGCGATTCTAGCCTGAGCGGCCTCGATCGAGTCGTAGTGCGGCTCGATTACCTCCGCATGAAAAGGCTGTTCAGCGTCCTCCGATGGCTTGAAAATAGCCGTGTCGCCCTCGACGACCGCGACATATCCGGGGATCGTAGTCGAGGCCTCGATCGAGCCGGGGGCGACTTTGCATTCGTCGCGCTCGGCTTGTCTTGCCAGCGCCTTCGCTTCGAGGACAGCTTCATGCTGGTCGTCGAGCGCCATCAATTCGGCGATCCTGTCAATGAGGTAGTTGTCGCTCTCCTCGCGGTAGCGCAGAGCCAACAAGACGCGCTGGCGGAATGCGACGAGCTCGCCGACAAGTTCGTCATCGTCCTCAATCTGCTCGGCGATCTGAACCAGCTCGTACCCAACCGAAGCGCAGTGATTTTGGTTATCGCGGAGGCCGCCGATCCTTTTTTTGATTTCTTCAGCCTTTTTCAAGTATCCCGCTCCGCGCTCCGCGATCTGTCTTTTCGTTGTCATCATCACTCAATCTCCATTGAAATCTGCTCGACAGTCGCCGCCACCGGGCGGTTTCGTTTCTCTTCGTGCTGCCGCTTGACGCGCTTTCTACAAGCCTTCTCGTCGAGGCACGAGCAATGCCATCCATCGCGGCAATGCTGGGGCGCTGAACACTTGCCAGGGCGCACGCAAGACCACAGCCGGCCCTTGCCCTTGGCGATTGGCACCCCGCAGTGGGAGCACGGCGCGAAGTCCTTGTGGTTGATGGTTCGCTTCGGTCTCATGGCATCTGCTCCCAGGTCTCGCCGTCGAGCTCGTGGTTGCCGTCGCTGTCCTTTTTGAAGAAAAACGATGTTCCCAAATCGACGCATTGATCACGCAGGTTGCGAACCCAGTTGATCCCCATCGGTCGTTTCCCGGGGCCTGTTTCGGCACCAGCGATCACGAGATCGATCCGGTTTCCATTCAGGTCTATCGTCAACGGTGGCTCGGTCGGGATGCCCAGGCAGCCGCAGTCGCGACCCGAGCAGCAATAGTCGGGACCTTTAGGCCAAATGGACCTCGGATATCTGATGTCGATTTCGCCCAGCATCGGCTCGACTGAAACAAACCTCTTCTCCGCTGGGGTGTCGAGCAGAACAGGGATCGCGCTGTCGGCGCTCGACTGGTCCCAAATGGTGACGCCGAGCATGACGTTGGGGAGGGGCCAGGGCAAATTTCCCAAGTCGCGATCGACCCACAACTTGGTCATTTCATCGCGCGTCTTTGCATCAAAAACTGATTCTGTCGTGTTCATCCCGTCGTAGTGGTAATTGGCCCACGCAAACCACGCGCGCATCCGTTCCGGCCGTTTCGTCAGAATCATCCACTCGTGCTGGGGACACGCCGCCATCACGCTGAAGATAGCCGCGATGAACTCGAACGGCACCGACGGGTGGAACAGATCGCTCATCGAGCAAACGAAGATCCGCCGAGCCTTGCGCCAGCGGAGAGGCTGGCCCAGCCGATGCGGCAAGCACCTGGCCTCACCGGACCACTCGCCCCCCGCTGCGATGCCCTTGTAATCCGGGGTCTGGGGGTTTGCGGCGAGCCTAGTGGCCATCCTCGCCGCGTAGCAGTTGAGACATGCTGGCCCGACTTTCGAGCAGCCGATCACGGGGCTCCAAGTTTCTTCGCACCATTCGATTTTTGTGCTCACGTTGCCTCCCACATCACGCACGTTCCGCCCGTGCCGCCCGGTCTCGTCTCGGTCCCGACCCGTCGAACCCGTCCACGCTTTTCTAGCCTGTAGAGTTGTTGCTTGACGGCACCCACGAGCATCCCAGCGTCGGACGCGATGTCGATGCAATTCGCGAGGCCCCGAGACTTGAGCGACTCGATCACCCGTCGCCAGTTGGTTTTCTCAGACCCGCGCTTTTTGACAGCCACTAAGCCGATCTCACGAGCTCTCCGAATGACCGCAGCCGGAGTTCGATTGAGCTCCTTCGCGATCTTCCACCTGGGCATCGTCGCGATGTTCTCGCGAAGGAAGTCATCTGCAACTTCGGTCCAATGGTGGCTTTGACCGTAGCCGAAAACCCCGATTTGCTTGGCTCGAAAAAAGACAGCGTACTGGCTCCGTCGTAGCTTCGCGCTCAGCTCGGGGATCGGCGTCGTGCTCCACAGTCGTCTCAGCGTGGCCTCGTCGTCCTTCGTCCACTGGACCTCGGGATTGGTCATATCGCCACCTCGGCCCCATCGAGAATGACCCGCCAGCCCGCTTCGAAGAGGACATAGGCCGCCCAAACCCGGTGGCACTCGTTGCGCTTGGCCTTCGCCTTGGAGCAGCCGCACAGGATCGAGTCGCCGCTCTCGACGGTGGCCACGATGCCGACCCCGTTCCTAGTGCCGACAAGCTCGCCCGGTTTCAGGTCGCCGAGCCGGCGAGCCCTTCGCATGAAATCGTCCCGGTAGCGGTCCATCGTCATCGCCCCTTGCATGACATCGACCAACGAATTTGCGTTCGGAGTGAGCTGGTAGA